CTCCACCTATTTCAAACCTTAAGGCTTCTGCTTTTTTAGGAGTAATAGTTACAGCAATTCCGTTTTCCATAATCTTTGCTTTGTCATAGAATGGAACTCTAGAACCATTTTTAATAGATGTAGACTGCTGTAGATTGGTTTTAAAGGTAAGGCCTAGATTGCTAATAGTAAAATCTATGTCAAATAGACGGCCTTGTGGTGTTCCAATTTCTGACCACTCATATACATGGTGTAGCGTAGCTGGACTTACTCTGGCATTACTATCAATATACTCATACATTATTTTTGATACCCCTGCTCCAAGGGTTCTGTACATAACTGTTTTACCTTTTTGTGCTCCTTCTAAAAAACCAAAAGAATATTGAACAATGTTGTTCATGTCTTTTCTAAATGCTCTAGAGTCTATGTTCATTTTCATAGGTCTACCGCCTGATTCTCAGAACGGCGTATAACAATTTTATAATACTCTACTCCACCAAATGGACCTACAAAAGGCTCTACTGTGGCTACTTCAAATATTGTTGGCTTTCCAGATCTTGGACCAGAGGTTTCGGTGTAAATTTCATTACAGTTTTTATCACGAATATTTGTAACAACTATGTTTGTAATTGAGTTTCTAGAATCTTTGCTTGAAACTCTAATATCAGTTTTTACTCTTCCAAGCAATAGTGATTCTTGGGTTATATTTACATTAGGAGTTACTTCTTCTTTAAATGCAGAACCAGCTGAGGCAAAGCTACCTGCAATTGTTTTATCTAAAATCCACTGCTTCTTAACATTACCATATGCGCCTTGCTCAACAATTGGATAGTAGACATCTGCTTGCATGGGGAATATAAAATCTGGCTCTTCGCATATCATTAAATTATCCCTGGTTTGGTAATGGTTTTAATATATTTATCCAGTATCCTATCTACCAAGAAGTTACCAGTACCATCAAACATTGTTTTATCAAATTGAATTCTAAATTGGTCTGTGTTGTATGCTGTGACGTATCTCTTATAGTAATCTAACTTGCCACACTTTAAATCTTCAATCAAAAGTTTTGAGGCATACTCAATGTCCGCTGGAACTGTTAAATATCCTTGGTCAACAACAAAAGTATAATCATACCCTTGTGGAAATCCAACACCGTCATACCCGTAGTATCCAAGATCTCCTCTTGCAGAAATAAGATTTGGACCAGTAGATTCATATCTATTTAATCCACCAGATACTACTTTTTGTATAGCTGTTTTATCTGCTGTAATTATGTATTCATATTCATTAGTATCTGGAGTTGATTTGTCATAAGATAGTTCGTTATTCTCATATACTTTAAATACTCTATAAACTCTGTTCCACAAAGGAAAGTAGTCTGTTCCATTTCCAGTACCTACCACTGTTATTTTTTTATTATAAAAACCTTCTGTGACAAAAGTATCAATAATTGATCTGGCTACTAATTCTAATGTTGTATACTCAGTAATCTCAGATGCTGTTGTTCCTAATGTGTTTGGGTTTACATATGGTCTTATTAGTTCATAATATTCTTCGTGAATTAATTCTTCACCCTCACCAATTGTAAAAATTTCAACTCTATAGTCGTTGTCGTATCTTCCAGGGAGATATATATTTATATTATCTCCTGTAGACCATTCTAAAAACTCTAAATCTTGGACTGAAAGATCCGCCATATCTGTTACTCTTGCGTAGATGTCTGCATCGGTATACCCTGCTGGGACAACAAAATTTACAAGAATATCATCATATGGCGGAACCCTCAATATTTCCATGAATTACTTACCAAATTCCTTGGCAACTTCTTCTGGTGTAGCAAGTGAAATGTGTGATCTAGTTAGCCATTTTTCAGCTGCAGATGCTGGCACAATGTTGATACCAACATAGACTTTACCAACTTCTGACCAAGAAACATTTTTTGTTGATCTAATAGCAACTTTTTCTTCTGCATCCATCTTTGACTTCTTGGATTGCTTAGGTGCTACTGGTGCTGCTGTAACTCCAATTGCACCATTATCTACTTGACCAACTGCTTGTACCTCAGAAGTTGATTTCCCAAAATCTGATGTATCAATTGCTGTTGGTTCTTGTTCAACAACTGGTGCTTCTACTACAGGGGTTTCAGCAACCTCTGGTGTTTCTTCAACAACTGGAGTTTCAATATTTTCTTCTACAGTTGAGTTTTCATTTATATTTTCCATTATTTCCTCCTAAATAGTATTATATCATTATAAGTTAATAAGGGGAGTAAGAGAATTAACTCCTACTCCCCCTAAAATTTTACTGTTTACAGATTATGAATCTGATGCAGCATCAGCATATGCGATAGCATCTTGCTCTTCCCATGTAATACCGAAGCGAACGAAGACTGTGTATTCTACAGTGTCCTTCTTTGGCTTGTATTCACGGTTAACAGTGATGTCACGCTGGAATCCCCATACACGGTTCTGTGGGAATGTCAAGTCGATATATCCTGCAGGGTAGTAAGGAACTTCTTGTACGTCAATTCCAAGAACACGTGTTGTACGTGCTCCGCCGAATGTCTGTGCTCCACCATCAAGGTATGCTTGACGATTAGTTGGAGTTCCGCCAGCTTGTGAAGCAAATGCTTCAGCAACTGCGTCTGCTAGAGTACCGTTATTCTTAACGATTCCCTGGAATGCATCTGTACCAGCATAGAACTTCAAGTTAGACTTGATAGCACGATACTTGCGTGGCATTGCTAGAATGATGTCTTGCATTACATCTGTTGTCCAGGCGTTATTAGCGACTGTTACAACTGACTCATGAGCATCACCCTCTGTTTTGACCTTATTAACAAAGCCTTCCATAATTCCAAGGAAAGCATCGCTGCCTGAACCTACACCATTAATGGCAAGGTCTTCAATGTCATTACCGAATGCGTTTGTCATAAGACGAACGATGTGATCTTCAAGTGCTGCACCTTCGATGTTATCTTCTAGTGCTTCTGAAGTTACTTCCCAGTCAAGACGAATCTTCTTTGTAGTCAATTCAACCTTTGTAAAAGTTGCTCCAGCGTTTGTGTACTCTCCGAGTGATTGTGTTGCAGAACGAATTACACGCTCTCCGACGTTTACCTTTTCGAGTTCCATTGTGTTGGCTCTCATAGTAACACGACGGCCATCTTGGGCGAGAATGGTTGCATCCCACACGTAGTCAATAAAACGACGTGCTTGCTCTGGGCGTAGGATACCTGATCCAGCCTCACCTGAAGGGTTTACTGCGTTGGCACCTGATGTAATACCTGATAGTGCTGTTGGGATATTGTTTAATACTCCGCCATCAGTGTAATTGCCTGGTGTGTTAACTGCTGCATCTGAACCTGATGCAAATGCTCCCTGACCCTGATAGAGTCCTGGAGTTGTTCCGCCAATGTTACCTGAAGTACCTGGCTGGTTCTTTTCTATATTTTGTTCCGACATATTGTCACCTCCTAGTGATTTTTACTTATCGATTTTTTAATTGAATAAGTCGGCTGTTTTGAGGAAACTACCGCCCCATAGGGATTTTTCAACCGTTTCAGGTTGATTCTGTACTATCTCGCCGAGATCGCCAGACTTTCGGAAAGCAGTATCTGCTTCTACAGCATCTACTCTCTTACCAAATTCATTGAATACATTTGATGCTGCTGCAATATCTTTTGCTACCGCTTCAAATGAGTTTTTTACTTCATCTACATCTACCTTTGAAGACTTAAGAAGTTCTACTTCTGCTTGTAAAGATTTGACTGTTGATACTAGATCGCTAAAGGCTTGGTTAAGATCGACAGAGTTGTCTGCATCTGCAGCAACTTCATCTGACTTAGGAGCCATTGGCTTCATTGCCTCAGCCTCTTTAGCAGCTGCAATTTCTTCATCAGTCATTGGCTTTTCAGCTTTTTCTGTTGATTCTTCTGCATCTTCTTCAGCATCTTCTTTACCATTAGATGGCATTACTGCCTTCTCTGTATCAGATTTTGCTACTGCTGCTTCGACTGCTTCTGTTGCTTCCGCAACTGCAACTGCCTCTGGAGCGACCTCTACTGCTTCAACTGCAACTTCTGATTTCTCAACGATTTCTTCTGTTACGTTTTTTGTTGTTTTTGCCATAGGATTTGCCTCCTTGTTAATCTTAGAAGTATTAATGCCTTTAGCACTATCAACTAAGAACTTTATCATGTTTGTTTTTTCATTATCCGTTTTTTCAACGAAACCTATATTTGACATCTCATTGCCATTGACTGGGCTTGTCTCAGATTCATTTTCTGAAACCATTACAAGGCCAGACTCTTTGTCCCAAAATACATTTTCGAGCAATGTCTCATCGCCCTTAATAACATCTACGCCATCTACTTTTTCAACAGATACAATGTTTGCAAACTGATTAGCAGGGGAATCAACAAGGCTCAACTCTACCAAATCATATTGCTTAATAACTCTAATTGTCTTATCTGCTTTCTCATCATATGCGTCATCCCACTTGTTCATTCTTCCGCCAATTGAAAAACCTTGTAGGGTTCCGTCAAGAACCTTTTCCCAAGTATCTTGTGCGCCCTTAGAAACATAGGCAGAGACAAAAACTCCATTATAGAATTTCTTTGTTTCTGGATCGAAGTACTTATCTGATTTAAAGGATACCATTTTGCCTACTGCTAAAGGTTGATGCATTTCTCTAATATTCCCACGAAACTTTGCAAAGGCATCCATTGATGCTTCTGCTGTTACGATGTCATCTTGTTTATCAACATTATCTAGTGATGCAAAGCCTGAAACGATGCGTCGTTCCTTATCAACCTTAGTAAGTGGCATTGATAGACGAACATTTTCCCCATCTGTATCCCAGTGGGCTTTTGATATACTATTCACTATTATATTATAATCCCTTTTTATTCGTTTATTTAAAAACCATGCTTATTCATCAAATTTACGGCCTTCGCCTTTTGGGTTTCTTCCAGCAACAGTTGACGGGCTGTCAGAATTATTGTTGGTTCTTTGTGAATCTCTTGCTCTATTGGCAGTAGCATCTGCTGCTTGTTCTGGCTTCATCTCTAAAGGTTCGTCTCCACCATCTCTTTGTGGCATACCCAAAATTGTACGAGCTTCATTTGGAACCATAATTTGAGTCTTAACATATCTCTCAAGAATTTGAGACTGTGTGATCTCATCAGTTAGAGTAAGCTCGTTAAACTTAAAGTCTAGGATGTCTGTTTTTTCACGAATAATCTTGCTAATCATTTTGTTTAATTTATCTTGTGCTGGTCTTGCTACCTGCTCTTTAAATGTTCTGTCTTGAGAAAGTGCTGCTGCAATGCCAGAGGCGTCGCTGCCACCTAACTTAGACAAAGGAACTTGATGAGCTATTAGAATATCATCACGGTTTTGTTTGCGATACTTTTCAAATGATCCTTCTTGAACGCCGTTTTCAATTGGCTCCATTTTGAACTCAACCTTGTTGGTTTCTGAATCTCCTGGAAGTGGAATGTAAAGGGTTCTATGTGATTGACCCTTAAGCCCAGTTTGAAGGAATCTAAACATTTTGTCTTCTGCATCTGAGGAAAGCTTTGCACCTTTTAGAGTCACGACATATCTTGGAACAGCTTTGTTTTGGAAGTAGTCAATGTTGTATTGAGAAGCAAGGCTATCACCATATAAAGAATTGATAGCCGAAATAATATCTGGAACACCATAAAAAGTGTTTAGCGGTGAGTATTGTTTAAAGTGAATAATCTCATTTGGTCTAGCGTCAGTGCCTAATGGGTTTGGATTTGTTGCTCCAAAGTTACGGAAGTAGACAACCTTGTTTGCAATTACCTGAACAAAACCATCACGCAGTCTGCGAACTCGAACCGTTGTAGAAGGAATGTGACCAATGTAGCCAATTTCTCCTTTTACGGTTCTGCCGACTTCAAGGTAACCATTACCCGTTGCTTGTAGATCTGTCTCAACCTTTTCCATAGATGTTGTAAAAGAGTCATCGCTATTTAGACTTTCTAACCAGTCTCTAACTTCAATCTTTGCTCTTTCAATTCGTTTTCT